GTGTTTTGCCAGGCCGTCCATATCGAGGAAATCGACGACGTTAGGATCAAGCTGCATCAAGGGCATCAAAATCTCGACAAGCTGCATTGCAGCAGTAACGTCGCCGCTACGCTGGGCCTTAGCCAACGGGCTGACGTATTCGATATCGATGCGATTGTCTCGAATGCCTTCGGGAGCTGGTGCAAAATTCTTTTGCCGCGCAAGAATAGAAAACACTCGATCGAGGCAGGGTTGAAGCAGCTCAACTTGAAGCCTGCCCGTTACCGGGCCAAGCAACCGCATTTTTTCCTCAGTGCGTTGCACAACTTCCGTCGCCGTCATCTGCGGCCCCTGCCCTAGAATGAGCTGGTCCACGTAAAACGCAGATCGAATTGCAGTGCGCCGCGATTCTAATTGCTGTTCGCCAAGCGGATTGTTCGCGCCGATGGCGAGCGGCTCAATTCTGTCCCTGGTTCCCGATCGATAGAAGTTTAAACCGCCTGGCGTGGTCCGCACCGGAAGCATAAAGCCGTCGTCCGGCACCATCATGGGCGGATGGATTTGAAGTTGGGCGGCGCGCAGAACAATCTCCGCCATCTTGTTAACCATCTTTGTGTCGGCCAATGCCGTCATCGATGGCGAGCGCCCATAGCCTAGCTCAAAGCTAGCTTTCAAAAAGCGCGGTACGCAGTAAGGCAGCTCGTCATAACCGCCCTCGCCGATAATTTGTTTGTCCTCTGGATCGATGTAGATGGAAGCGAAAGGTTTGTTTTGCTTGTTCCTGTTGCCTTTTGTCCGTTCATCTCGCGGCATCACGACATGGAGGATTTCAATTTCTTTGTAAGGCTCCTCCTGGTCCATCTTGTGAATGCGTTGCGTGACGTTATCGCCAAACTGATTTACCGTCGCGCGCGCCGTCGTTTTGTATTTGCGATAAACCGTGTCGACGCGCCCATGCTCATCCTCAGAAATCCAGCACTCCGCAATGTGGCGCGTGCTAAATCGAACGCCGTCATTGTCGTCAGCCTCAACAAACAGCACGCCCGTGCCGAAAGTCACGAGGTCGGTGTAAAGCTCATGCACCTGCTCTGAGAAATTACTGCGGTTTAAGTGTTGGTAGACGACATCAGTAGCCTCATTGAGCCATTCCATCGCTTCGTCGTCGCCGTTCAGCTCATTGTCCGAATAGCGGAGCGAAAACCACCTGGTCGCGGCGTTGGTCAACATGCCGTGCAGTGATGCTGACATCAGCTCAGCGGCATGAATGGCCGTACCGTCGTAAACCAGATCGGTGCGTTTATCGCCAGGCGTGCGCGTTTTGGTGATGTCAGCTTTTCTTGGAATTATATAATCAGCAATTTCTTGCCAATGCGTTTCCCAATGGAGCCGCTGCTGCTGTAGCGTCGTGAAACGCTGGATCAGCGCAGCGGCCTGCATGTCGTCAGCCATTTAGCTACCTAACAAAGTTTTTTTCGTCACCGGCATATCCGACGATAGCTGAGCGTTATTGCCGCCAGTTACATTGGTTACGGCTTGCCCTCGCTTTTTCGCCATTTTTTTGGCGGTACGATCGCTTTCTTTGACCTTTGTTGGCTTGACAACTGGAGCCGGGGGCGGTGGCGGGACTGGCGGCGGCGCAGGACTGGAAGACCTTGATAAACACATAATTAACCTCGTAATCTGTAAAGAAACAAAAACGGCGTATTGTCTGGCCCCACCGGATAAAGGGTTTTATCAATCGTGAACCCGACAAATTTTAGCCATCGGATTGCTTTTTTATTGCGAGCATCAACGTAATTATAAATTCGCTCGTACTGCGCGTTTAAAATTGCAGTGTACGGGCGGCACTCTCGAACAAATTGCTTCCGGTGCTTTGCGTAAACTTTCTCGCTAGTCAGCATCCAAACAATGCCGTTAGATATTTCTAACGCTGGTCTCACACCAAACATGCCGACGATCTCTTCTTCGTCACCAACCATCGAGTAGTTTTGCGCTTTGTCGTCCGCGAACGGCTCAACAAGACATTGCAACGGAGATGCCGTTGTAGACGCGGCAAGCTCAGCCAAATCTGCCTTTCTAAGGGTCGGAGCTAACTCAAGCGCGTCACGCAGTTTTGCGATCCGCACATAGGCCATTGCTACGCAACGCTGGCATAGGGGTTGTAATCCATCACCGCATCTCGCTGCGGTGCACTCTGGTGTGCTGTTTTCGTTTCAAGTCCAATTGCGGCGGTGCGGAATGCGTCGGCGCCGTGGCTTGACCAGTCGTGAACCGGCGCATCGCGGAACTTTCTCGTTTTCTCATTATATGCGCGGTGATAATGGCGCAGTGCTTCCAAACCATCGCGGCAATTGTCTCGATCGAAATGGCAACGCGGTATCAGGAGCCGCGCAGCATGGATGCCATCTTCGACCGGAAGGCGCGGAACCGTCCTAAAATTGATCCCCAGACTGTACGCAGCCTCGCGGCGGCTCTTGCCGGTGCCAAGCTCACGCACCTCCAGGTCGTGCGGACCATAGTGCTGCCCGTATAGATAGTTTTTTTCGTCCAAAACACGAGCATAATGAGGAAAACCCTCACCCTGGTTTTGATAATAGTCAATGACATGAATATCTCCGCGCCCAACGCTCTGCATGAACCAGATCGCCGTGTAGTCGTGCATCCCTATGTCCCAAAAGGTCTCAACTCTTTGATCCTGTATGTATGGAACACTCGTAATTCTCTCCGCGTCGTCCGATTCCTGTAGCTCTGCGCCGTAGACTGAGCCAGGTACGTTGGCGATCCAGCTACACTCAAACTCCTGATTGTACTGATCGATCGTCATGGTGGCCTTAGCAGCCTCCAGCTCGTCGTCATCGACGATGCCGGTGTCGCTGGCCTTGTACATGGCGCGCTCCCAGCCATCAGTGCTGGCGGCAGCTTCCCACAGGTCGTGGAAGTAGTTGTGGCCCTGCGGTGTGCCGATAAACGTGCAGCCACCCTTTCTGTCGGATAGTGCCGGGCGGATAACCTCAGGGAATAACGCTTCAGGACAATCCGCGACTTCGTCAATTACGGCAAAGTCAAGGTAAATTCCTCGTATACTGCTGTAATTTTCTGCGCCGAGTAGGCTTATGCGTGCCCCGTTTGGCAGATCGCAGCGCAGCTCCGTCTCATGGTACTTTGTGCCGGGTATTTTCTCGCTGAATTGCTTCAAATAGTCCCAGGCTACGTTCTTTGCCTGGCGATATGTCGGCGCTATGTACGCCAGTCGCGGGTTTGGCTTCTTTTCCTCAATGGCGCGTTTGAGCAGGTGATTGATTGCACAGACCGTTTTGCCAAACCTGCGGTGGCAGACAAGGACGTTGAACCGATTTTTGTCCAACATCTGGTGCAAGTCTGCTTGCAGCGGTCGCGGCGTGTAATCAATCTGTATCTTCTGCATTTTTCAGCGCCCCACCGCGCTGAGAGAGAAAAACGCGGCGAGGCGCCCCCGCTGCGTCATTTCTTCGACCTGTTTCTTGACCTAGACATTATGCTGAGGTTACCAGGTGAATTGTCGCGCGGGTTTCCATTCTTGTGATCTACTTCCTTGCCATCGCCCTTTTTGACGCGGCCCTTGCTCATTAACGATCGGCGCGCCGAATTGCGGCTCGCTCGGTTTTTCTTCTGCTCAGGCTTGCTGTGGTAGTCAGCGTATTCTTTTTTGTAGTCTCTCATCGAGAGGTGCGGCTCATAATCGATTTACGTTTTTTCTTAAAGCCGGACTTCATGTCCGAATATGCCTTGTCAGAGATTGTGGACTTCTTTTTTGTCCGTGAGGTGCCAGCTTTTTTTCTCGCGTTCATGTTTGCGTAAAGACTCATTTTTTATTCCTTAAAGCATCTTGCTTCTGGTCTAGGAACGCGCGCGCTTCCGCCGCCGATAATGGCTTCATAGCGCCGTTGTTTAAAAAAGGGTTTTTTCTATGGATACCCTTATCAAACTTCTGTGCCGCTGCTTCGTTAGGGAAAATCTCAAAAACTTTTGCGTCCATTGCACGCTGTAAGGCAATTTGCGGTTTTAAAATTTTGCCATCCCAGACGGTTGGAATAACGACAACACCCTTCTGCGTCTCAAAAGTCATCGTGCGGATGGTCGAAATCGTTCCATCCTTGTTTGAAACTGCTTTTCCATTCGCCAAATTCATCAGATGGTGGCGGGTTAATTTGTCCATCTGCGCTTTTTTTTGCCCTAATAGAACACGCCGAGGTCCGCTTTCCGCCTTTTCAATATCTGCCATGCTGGTTGAGCCTTTGAGCCTGTGAGCCTCAGTTGCGGACGTATTATATGGTACTCAGTGGCGCCCGGTTTCCTTGGGGGGTGGGGGGGGTCTCCCAGGAAAACGAGGCACTCTCGATCGAGAATAATTTATTGTGCTGCGGCTGTGGTGCGAGCGATGCACCTAAGTCATTGATATCATTGCGCCGACCCTCGCATTCTAAATGCGAAATCAGCTTGGGGGTCTCAGTTGTTGCGAATGATTCTCAATATCACGCGCGTATCGCTATGCCTCGGCGGCCTTTGTTATACGGGTGGTTTCACCAGCTTCACGACGTCGGCTGGCTTGGCTTTAGGTTCAGGCTCAGGCTCAGGCTCAGCACCCCACACAAGCATGACTGGTCCCTGTTGCTCAACGTCCTCAACCTTATGCCGCACGCCTCTGGGCTGCATCCTGGCGAACGTCCACTTCTTCGTATCAACC